CGTAGAAGCATGATGTTTCAGGCACTTGTATGTCAAATACATCTTGTTTTTCTTCTATTTTTTTTATTTTTATCATATTTTTTAAAAATATTTAAATGTTAATTTTTTATGTTTTTTTCTTTTTCCTTTACAAATTGCAATTATTAACGACACGTTACCATTTATATCCTTTGCGGCGTCAGTTGCGGACTCATATACTTTTTCATTCCCGTTTTCATCTATACTTATGACTTTAATTTTTTTACCATTTTTAACATTAAAGTTATATTCTCCATTTTCATACCTAAATATTTTTTCATTGCTGTTGTTAGTTCTACATTTTCTTCTAATAACCTCTTCACAAAATCCTGTTTTTTGCGACGCCTCATAAATGTCACTAAAAACAACTTCTTTAATGTCGTTTATGTTTTTTTTAAAATAAATTTTTTTATTATTATGTTTAATTTTTGGTTTAACATATCCTTCTACTTTAGATTTACTTAATACTAAATCTTTTTTTTGATATTTCCAAAAAAAATTTTTGTGTCTTCCTCCTTGATTTAAACATCTATATAGTAAATAAGGTTTTAACTGATATTTTTTTATCATATCAACAGTTTTACCAACATCAATAATCTCATAAGTGTTAGGACATATCATTTCAACATTAGGTAATTTTTCATATTTTGTTTTTTTTGTTTTTATTTTTTGTTCTTCAGTTATTTTTCTACCAGTATTCCAATGATGCCCGTGTTCTTTTTTATATTTAAAACTATATGTTTCTTCTTTAGGCTTATTATAATTAGGATTGTTTTCTCCTCCCCATCTTTTAGACCCTAATTCGTTTAATTTTTCTCTTAACCCTTCAACATGTGAAAATAAATTACCTCCAACCCCACCATCAGAAATATTAGTTAATAAACCACCATCTTTTACTTTACCATAAAATTTAATTAATTTACTTTCAATATCTAAAATTTTTTTTTCATCATCATCTTTACAAACAATTATAAAATTTGGTTTAAATCCATTTTCTTGCAATTTTTTTATAGTATTATATTTATGAAGATTTGGTATTTTTGTTAATTTTCTTTTCATTTCTTTATAATGAGTCAAATGTCTTTCTTTTTTATTTTTAGATAAAAAATCCCCTTTACCAACATAGAATGGTTTAAATTCAACATCGCAAAACTCATTATTGTAATTACCTTTTTTAGTGTCATCTAATAATATATAAACATAATACCTCATACTATATAAATATACAAATAAATAAAATACTACTATATGTTCAAATCTAATTCATCATTTTCTTTTAATTCGTCAGCCCTAACAAATCCTCTATTTTTAGTAAATATTAAATGGTCGGGAGTACACTTTACACTAAAGCCGGTTTCAACGTCAGAAATTTCAATTATTTCTGAATTTTTTTTAGTTAACATACCTGCACTAATTAAAGAAAATTTATTACCTTCAGTTAATACCATCAATCTTTCAGATGTATTAATTAATTCAATAACTTGGGATATTGCTATATTTTCCACATTACCATTTTCTCTTTTAATAGTTAATAAAGTATCTCCGACCAAACAACACAAATTGCTTTGTTTTATTGTCCCTAAATTTTGATGATTGGTTTTTTTGTTTGCATTGTCTTTTGAAGACAGGTATGGAACACCTGTTTCAACTTGTGATTCAATTACTTTTGTCCATACTTCTTGAGCTTTTACTTTTTTACCAATTCCAAGTGATACAGCTTTATTATAGTTTAATTCATACTCGTCACCATAACATTCTTGTAGTGGTTTAATTCCCGCCTTTTTAATATCGTTAGGACAAAACAAATACCAATCGTCATTACTTTTTACTGCTCTCATAAAATTATCAGGTATCCAAAGAGCCGTGAATAAATCTCTTGCCCTTAATTCTTCAGCCCCTGTATTCTTTTTAATATCAAGTAGGTCAAAAATATCTTTATGCCAAGGTTCCAAATAAATTGCAGCAGAGCCAGGACGACGGCCTTGTTGATTAAAAAATCTTAACGACTCATTAACAATTTTTAAATATTTTAAAAGTCCACCAGCGTATCCACCTGAAGATGTAATTCTACTTTCCTTACTACGAATATTTGACATAGATAATCCAATACCAGCGGCATCAGATGAATATGTTGAAATATCCCTCATTGTATTTAATAACCCTTCTCTTGAGTCGGCATCGTTATAATGTAATACACAAGAAGCAAGTTGCGGAGTTTTTGTTCCCGAATTAATCATAATTGGGGTTGCCGGTGAAATAAGTTGATTTGACAAAGAATTATAATACTCAACAGCCTCTTCAAATGATTTTGTAACCCATATTGCAACACGCATATACATATGTTGGGGTCTTTCAATTGTTTTACCACTTGGTAGTTTTAAAAGATACATTTCTTGTAAAGAACGCCAAGCAAAATAATCAAAGTTATAATCATTATCGTGATTAATTACTTTATCAACATTTTGTGGTCCATACAATTCAATTGTCTCCATGAACTCTCTATTAACTATACATGCTTTATGGAGCTCGGTCATAGTGTTTGAAAAGCTTGGGTCGGTCTCCTTATGATATGAAGATATTGCAACAGACGATGCCAATCTAGAATAATCGTGGTGACTACCTGTATACGCCGCAGCGATTTCATAAATTAACTTATCCAATTCTTTTGTTGTAATCTCCCCTTCAGTCGGAACGGAAGTTATTACTTTAATAAAAATTTCATCAGAATTAACGCTCATTCCCTTTGCAGCTCTTTTAATTCTATTATAAATTTTCTGTGGGTTAAAAGATGCGTCTTCCCCACCACGCTTTCTAATTTTTAGTGACATCATAGTTTTATACAATAACAATTAAAAGTCTTCTGTAAAGGTCAAAGTTTCATTAAGTTTTGCCTTTTGATATTCTACGGTTCGTGATTCAAAGAAATTGCCTTTTGTTTCAACCGCAATTTGTTCCATAAATTTAAATGGTTGTTCCACATTAAAATGTTTTTTGCAACCCATTTTAACAAGTAATCCATCAACCACAAATTCAAGATATTGTTTCATAAGATTTGAATTCATTCCAATAAGTGATACTGGCAATGATTCGGTAATAAATTCTTTTTCAATTTCAAGTGCGGACAATAAAATTTCTTTAATCCTTTTTTCACTTGGTTTGTTTTCAACGTGATTATTCAACAAATGAATTGCAAAATCACAATGTAGGTTTTCATCTTTAAAAATAAGAGCGTTTGCATTACAAAGTCCTTGCATAATACCTCTTGATTTTAACCAAAAAATGGAACAGAATGAACCGGAAAAGAATATGCCTTCGACTGCAGCAAACGCAATTAATCTTTCTTGGAAAGACGCTTTTGTTATCCATTCAAGAGCCCATTTTGCTTTTTTCTGAACGGCGGGTAATCTATCAATTGCATTAAAACATTCGTCCTTTTCTTTTGGGTTTGAAACATAAGTGTTAATCAAAAGTGAATACATAAGACTATGAATATTCTCCATCATAAGTTGGAAACCATAGAAAAACTTGGCTTCAGGATATTGAACTTCCCTATAGAAGTTTTCCGCCAAATTTTCATTTACAATTCCGTCAGATGCCGCAAAAAACGATAAAATGTTTTTTACAAAATACTGCTCATTTTCAGACAAATTTTCCCAATCTCTGATATCACCACTTAAATCAATTTCTTCCGCCGTCCAAAATGCGGCTTGGTGCATTTTATAATATTCCCATATATCGTTGTATTGTATGGGGAATATAACAAATCGGTTGGGGTTTTCTACTAATATTTTTTCCATAAGGTTCTCTATTTTTTTATAATTATACTGCTTGTTGTTTCTTTTTATCCATAATCTCTCTAATTCTATCTCTATTTTTTTGTTCCTTGTTTTCTTCAAATCCCAAGAAGGTCATAGAGCTTTCAGTATCAATAATTAACAATTCATTATCAAATTTACAATTTTCAAAAACAACTCCGTCTTTTCCAATTCTTGATTTTGTAATTGCAATTGTTGCGAGTTTTAATTCTTTTTGTTGAAGTGTTTTGGCTACGGTTATAATTACGTGTCCGACTTGAGCCTTTTTAATTGACCCTCCCATTTGGTCCGTCGTTACAACTTCAGATGAAATTGAACTTCTATTACCCTGTGTTGCCGTCCATCCCGCAATGTTTAATTCGTGACACATTGACTCAAACGCTCTCATAACTGAACCTTCACTCTTCCATTCATCTTCCATCATTTTTTCAGGAGTCACACAATCAATATAATCAAGAATGATTACATCAATTTTAATTCCATCGGCAATCATCTTTCTAATTTGATTTTTAATTTGGGTCATTGTCAGAGTATCTGAAGGAAGTTTTTTTAAGATTAATTTATTTTTCATCTTTTCTTGTACTTCAGAAACTTTTTTCATAACTTCTTCTTTGTGTTCCCCAAGTAAATCAGGAGCAATACCAGTCCATAGTGTAAAATGTTTCCTTTGAATAATCTTTGGGTTGTCCTCAAAGAATATTTGAAGAACATTAAATCCCATATTAAATGCGTAATTTGCGATTTTTGTAGTTAGGGATGTATTGTGAGTTAACACATAGTTTCTTGTAACAAATAACTCGTCAGGATTTGATACTTTAATACAAACCGCTTCTTCATCATGAGAATATTCTATTGATTTTACATATTTTTGCTCAACATACTTTGTCCTTTTGTAATATCTTCCGACCTTTCTTAAAAGCCTAAATGGGACTATATCGTTCGCAAATGAAATTGTAAGATTATAACATAATTGTCCAATTTTTTTCTCTCCATTAGATTTAAATGTTGGTAATTTTTTATTTGTCCTAACCGTACCTCCAAGTGAAAGCACCAATTCTCTTACGTCTTCAGATAGTTGTTTTGAAACTGTACTAAATTGACACATTCCTTTTTTATTAACATATCCATCAGTATCCATTAATCCTTGAAAAATTGACAATCTAACATTAAGTGAATTGTACAAATATTCTTTTGGGATGAATTTACTATTTGATAAACACCCTTTTAATCCTATTTTTTCCAAATCATTCCCTACGGAAGATTTTAGCCTAATAGACTTAATTGTTTTAGTGTTTTCCCTTGTGTATTCAGTATAAGAAGTGTGATTATTTAGATGTTTTATATTTTCAAACAATTCATCATCCTTTGTACTTATTGTTGGGTTATTATTTCCTTTACCAATGTATCCGTCCCCTAATAAAAGTCCCAATAAATAAGGGTCAATCAAAACTTCTTTTTCTTCAAAATGAATTGGGGATACTATCGGTAATCTATAATTGTATCTACCTCTTTTTTTGATGTCTTTCATCATATCTGAAGTTTTAACAACTTTATATCCATATTTTGGTTTATATAAACCCTTACCATTAACTCTTGTTTTTGCAGTCCTCATGTTTAAAGTATTTACACTCCAAAGATGTTCTTCATCACAATTAACAAAAGTATTGTCTGTAAATTCAACTTTATAAATTGGTCTCACTCCTTGCGGATAAACACCAATTACATATTGCGGTTTTCCGTCTGAGCCAACAACTTTATCTCCAAGTTTTAAATCGCCCATTTTTGTCCACCCAAATGGGGTTAATACAGGTTCAGACACACTTAAACTTTTTCCAACACCTGTCGGGGCGAGGATTACACCTATTTCACCTTTCGCCAAACCACCTTTTAAAAGGTTGTCAATACCTGGAATTCCCATCGGGATTGGGTGTCTATAATCTTCTTCAAGTACTTGTTCCAGATTTTCAAATACATCACCTGTATCTTTTTCAACAACACCAACTTGGAGGGCTTCCCTCACCATTTCTTCAAGGGTGTCGTAGTTTTCAAATTCACCAGCATCAATAATCTTTTGAGCTTTTGACATTACCTTTTGAAGTTCTTGTTGTTTACAAAACTTCAATGCTTTTTCTTGAACGAATAACGCTCCCTCGTCTGATATATTTTTAATTTCAGAAATTGTGTCAAGAGTTATTTTAAGCATTAACTCCTGACTAATTTCCGATTTTACTATCTGAAGAAGTGTGTCGTAAGTTGGGGCACAATCAAACTTTTTATAGTATTCTTTAATCATTTGCAAAATGATTTTATAATACTTGTTTTCAAAATACCCCGTGTCAATCACCTCCAAAATTGAGTGTGAAAAGTTCTTATCAACGATGATTTGATTGATAAGTTGTTGTTGGAATGTGTTTCCTAAATAATCAAAATTCTTGTCAGCCATTCTAGTCTTTTTAAGTAAATATAATTAGACTAGTGAGTATCCCATATATTCGTTTGTTAAATTTTTAGTGGAAAAAACTTCCGTTAAATTTGTCAAAATATTCTTTAGATACGGACGAATATCAACTGTATATCTAACTTTTGGGGGATAACATTTTGCGTCAAAAGTGATGTGGTTCATAATGTTTCCATTATATTTCAAATAGATATTAAACACTTCGGGACCATCGGTAAACGAGGTTTCAAGGATTTCAGGATTTTCAAGTATCTCATATTGATTATCAATCATATAAGTAACTGTTTTTATTTTTAAATGATGTTTCATTTTTTGAATAAATTCATCCATCAGGTTCATAAGTTCAACCGAGTTTTTTGCCTTTGAGTTATAATCTTTGACATTAAAAAACCTTTGAACAATAAAATTGTCATTAACTGTTACCAAAAATTCCAATTTTGTAATTTCGTTTTGCTCTTTCATAAAAAATTTAATTAAGTTTTCTTTTTTCTTTTCTTGTTAATTTTAAAAATGGTGTAATAAAATAAGTCCATGCGTCATCTGTTTTTGGAAGAAATTTAAAAATCCCATCATTCACCATATATTTGATGAGGTTCTTATAACTTCTTCCGTCCGTATCAAGTTTTTCATTATAAATTGATTCAACCATTTGTTTTGCCTCGTCATTAAGTAAAGGATTTGACAAATCAACAATCTTTTCATTTATATCATAATACTCTTTTTCAAATATACCTGATTTTGTCTTGCCGGTCAAAATATTTTTTAAAGTTTGATTATCTTTTTGTTCTTTTAGAAGATTTTCAGCCCTTTCAAGTAGTTCTTGGTATGTAACTTCTTTCTCCAAAACTTCAGGAAAAAACTTAACAAAAGTTTTTTCTCCAAGATATTGTATTCCTTCAATGTTGTCGGATTTATCACCCATCATAATTTTTATTGTTTTCACATTTTTATGTGGAAACTCATAATCATTAAATTTAATTTTATCTCCGTTTTTGAAAGTTGTTTTTAAAGAAGGCGAATAAACTGAAACATTTTCAGAAATTAATTGAGTCAAATCCCTATCACTAGAAAATATTAACTTTTTTTCGTTTTCAGAAATTTTGCAGTATTGAGCCATAAGGTCATCTGCTTCAATTCCTTGAACTTCAATTTGTCTGACATACATTTCCTCCAAGTATTGTTTTACACGATTTTTTTGATACAGATATGAAATATAGATTGGGTCTTCAAATGTTAATCTTCTATTCATTTTATACTTTGGGTATAACACTTCTCTTAAAGAACGTGAATCTTCTCCATCCCAAAATACAATTACCTTATCAAAATTTTGTTCGTCAATAAATTTTCTTAAAGTATTAATAAAATGAAAAAGACCCCCAATATGATTTCCGTTATGAAAATAATCTTTCACTCCGTGGAAACCTATTTTGAATAGGTTATTTCCATCAATAAGAAGGGTCTTTTTCATTAGTTTCGGTTAACCAGGTTCTACAATTTTTGTTAGTTTTTTTAATCTGTCTCTAAATTTTTTATCATATTTATCTATCCAAATTAATTCCCCATTATTTACTAAATTTTGAATTTCATGGTCTGATATTTTAGGAACTTCTCTCAACTTATAAATTAAATTATTTTTTTTACAAAAATCTTCTGCATATTTTTTTTTAATTTTGATTAAATCGGTATTCCATAATTTTTTAGGTTTACATTCAATCATATATTTTTCTTCTAATATAAAATCAGGAAAATAATTTTTTTTTAAACCTTTATGTTCGTACCCGATTTTAAATTGATTTTTTTCACCGCTTTCCCACTTAATTTGATGTTTTTCAATCACATTAATCATATATGACAACTCTAATATACTTCTAAAATACCATCCTTTGTACCATCCAGACCAACCATTTCCAGAACCAAATGGTGGTGTTTTACCAAACCAATAATTTTTTTCACCTTTCCTTCCTACTTTTAATCTCCATTCTTCCTTTTTTTTGTCGGCTATTTCCACTCCATATTTTTTAACCCAAATTTTATATTGGGAATTACCTTTCATTGGTGAATTTTTTTTCATCCAATCACTTAAAAGTTTACGATATTCTTCTGATTTTATTTTTTCATAATATTTTTTTCTAAGTTCACTATTTTTAGAAGTTTCAACCATTTTTAACATAGATTCTTTAGAATGTTTTTTACCATAAAATGGATTTTTGTTCCCATTTTTTAAACAAGATGAACAAACACTAAATCTTTTATTTCTTTTTTTACCATTAGTGTAGTTACTTCTTTGCGAATAATTAATAATTTTATTACATTCAGTACAATAACTAAAACATGGGGTTTTAAATCCTTTAGTATCTTCACAATTACACATATACTATAAATATATGTAAAATCACAAAAAGGAATGTCCTAAAAACATTTTTTTAGTTTACAAAATCAACCCCTAAATCATTACTTTCACTTTCACTTAAATCAAAATTGTTCCCTCCCATTTTGTCTGTCCAATATTCTGAGAATTCTTTTTTGTATTTATCTAAAGCTTCTTTAGTGTCGGAAATATACCCATTATGTACAGCAATTATTTTTCCATCTTTATATCCTAAACCATTTACGTGATTTTTTAATATTGATATTTTTGTTCTGACTGCAAATGAGACTTTTCTACCATTTTTTGTTGCGTCAATGTGATTTACACCGGAATTTTTTTGGTTTCCAAATAAAAACACTAATGAAGAAGCAAGATATATCGCTTGCCCTCCTTTTGGTTGAATTGTTGCTTGTCCAAAAGGTGAATCGGGTAATTGAACCCAAGCCTGATTAATCACAATCATAGTGTTATAGTACGGGTAGTCTTCTTTTTTGGACTTAGTTATTCTTGAGTGTAGTCCCATACCAACTTTATCGGCCAAAGCCTTAGCGGTATGCATGGACCCTCCGGCACCTTCATATGTCATTTTACAGGGGATTGACCCTATTGAATCAATACAAAATAATAAACTAAAAGGAATTTCCCCATTTTCTTGGGCGTCCAAAATTTTGTTTATAAAATCAGTTAATTGTTCAACGTATTCAAAAGAATCATTAAAAATGAATTGACCTTCCCACTCTCCGTCTTTGTTTTTTGACGCCTGTAAACCCAGCTCAACGGCATGTTCCCAAGACCATTTTTTTTCTGTTATGATAAACACGGGTAAATGTCCTTTTTTTTGCGCATCAGCTGCGGCAAGTATCATTGCGGTTGTTTTTGATGAATTTGAATGCCCGATATTGGTGTTAATCCCACCCATTATCGGACCAGGTAATCCACAAGCCTCCATAAAGGCTTCTCCACAATTATAAAAGGACTCATCCTTGTATTTAGTTTTTGTAGAATACTTATCCTTAATCGCATCTAACGAAAATTCTTTTTTCTTTAAAGCCATAATTAGTTGTATTTATAAAATTCTTGGAGTGCTTCACTTTTATCTTTTGCATTTGCAAGTTTTTCAATCATCTTGTCCATCTCTTCAATATGTTGTGGGTGTTCTCCAATACCCACTGGACTATTAAAATAAACCAAAAGTGTTGCTTCGGCCTCATTTATTTCAGCCGCATACTTGCTCATAAGAGCTTCATAGAGTTTTTTTGAAATTTGTGCTTGTTTTGACATTTTTTGAGTGTAAAAAGTTACCCCGTATTTCAGGGGTAACAATGATTAATATTTTTTTAATTAGAAGGGTAAATCACCATCAGGTTCGTCTTCAGACTGAGGGTCAGAAATTGTTCCACCCATAGTCATTTCTGTGGCTTCATCACCATAAACATATTTTCCAAGTTCAGAAGACCATCTTGGAGTTTCTCCACGAGCAATTGCTTCCAAATAATCAACTGGTTTTTTAGAATAAACATCTCTCCAAGATAGTTCATCTTTTAACCAAGTTCCCATTGTTTCTTTATCTTCGTGAAGTGGAGCTGGGTCATCATACATTACTGTTTGAATTACGGTATATTCAAGACCTTTTGGTGTCTTTGCCTTTGCAAGTTCAACAATCAAATCCCTACCTTTTTCAGGGTCTGTAATATCACCCTTCGCTTTCCAAATCGGAATAATCTTATCAAGAATTCCTTCGTTTTTGTAGTTGTGTTTAAATCTCCAAAATTTAACACCATCTTCAGGAGCGTCTCGGTCAATTACTTTAACGATATAAAACTTGCGAGCTTTATATTGTTTTGCAAGTTCCTTATCGGAAGCTTTGCCGGTCATCATAAGTTCATCGTGAATTTCATTAAGTGGGGAACGCTCATTGTCGTTTTTGCCTGGGTCATAGATTTTGTTCCATTTGCCAGCCACCTGAATTTCGTGAAACCAAACTTCTTTAAATGGTGATGAACCATCGGAAGTTGGCAGAATACGAAGTCGTTTTTGACCTGTTGATTTTCCTTGTGGTAGAATTGCCGCGAAGTATTTCTTCATTCGGTCTTCTTGTGAAATTTTTCCACCACCATTTGATTTCGCTTTTTCATACTGAGCGAGAACAGCATCTAATGAATTTGTCGCCATAATATATAAAATTTAATAGTTAATATACAATTATAAATGTGTCAGCCGTAAAAGTCAAATAAGGTTTGAATTAATATTTGATAGGTTTGAATTCTTCTTCGTCTCCGTAGTTATTGAAGGTTCTTTTGATTTCATCAACCGAATAATCTTCAACATCGTCTGTAGTTAGAACATATTCATTTTTTCCAGATTTTTGAATATCATCTTGCTTATCTGTGAAAAAATCTGTAAGTTTCTGATTGAATGGTCCTGAGTCCAAACTTCTTAACTCCAATTTTTCTTGATTTGTCTTTGGTCTATATTTTTCAATCTTCATTTCAAGGTCATTAAGTTTTGTCATAACATTATCCATGTCTGACAATTTTTGTTCTAGATTTGTTAATTGTGAAAATAGATTGTTAAAATATTCCTCTTGTTTTGTTTCAATATTTTTTTGTGATTTAACCAAATCAGTAATTTCAAGTTCCTCACTATCACCTCCTTCCTCTTCTCCAACTTTTTCTACATCAGGGTCAGTTGCAACATCAACAGGTGTTGGTTCAGCTCCTGCCGCTGGAGGAGTTGCGGGCGGGGCTCCCACAGCATCAGGTGCCGGTGGAGGAGTTCCTGCCGCCAATGGGTCAGCTGGCGGAGCGTCTACTGGAGGTTCTGCCGCTTGTTCGGAAATATAATTATTGATACTTCTGTATCTTTGTAATTCCTCTAAAATAGTTTTTGAAATATCCATTTTATCCGTTTAATAATTGTTTTATACCTGTTTTGGTTTCTACATTAATTTTTTTGTTTGACATATAAGTATTGTCAACTCTTTCAATAAGTCCGTCTTTCATTCTTATCGTATAACAATCTCCTGTGTCTAAATCGCAAACTTCCTTAAATCCGTTTCCGGCATCTCTTTCACTTATTCTTGTTTTTCTTCCAAGATAGTTGTCTAAAATTTCTTTTACGTTATTCATGGTAATAATTTATATATAAATATATGATTTTTTAATTAAAGTTAAGAAATATAAGTTGTAACAGACGACCAAGCTTTTTCTACTTTTTCTTTTAGAATTTCAAAATCACCTGGATTTGTTGTTACAAATGTATTATATAAATTAGCAGTACTATTTGTTTTATCATAAGGTACTTTTTCAATCCAAGTTTTTGTAAATCCTGAAATAAATAGTTCTTTGTTTGTAACATTATCTACTTCTTTTTTAAATACATCTTTATATTTGTTATAATTAAAATCAACACACTTTTCAATTGTTTCAAAAACAGCATATGCTTCACTTTCTTCATCTGTTAGACACATATATTCATCCTTAAAGAAGTTGGATAAATTTCCTCCCCATTTTGATTGGATTGAATTTCCAAGTGGAACTTGTGAAACATTATTTTCATAAAATTCAAATTTATTTTGCTTATATGATTTTAAATAGAACAATGTATAAACAATAAATGTCATATTTGTATTTCCACTTAATTTTCTTATTTCCTCGTAAATCTTATTTTGTATTTCTTTGTTTGTTGCGGTAAGTTTTTTAGGTGCGTTTTTAAGTTTAAATGACCCATAACCGGAAATTGGTTTACATTGTGGGTTTTCACTTGGTCCTAAATTTGTATCATTAATTGAATTTATAATTGAATCTCTTTGAGCAATTGTATTTTGGTCTAATTTTGCATCAGTTTCTCTTTTAGTTACAAGCCTATCAACCAATTTATCAATAAAGTTATTTTTTATTACAGATAGTAATGGATTTTCAATTGGTGGGGTAAATAATTTTTGTCTTGTTCCCGTAAATTTTGTTGTAAAATCACCATTTGTTATTACGTGTTCAACATCTGTTATCAAATATGGTCCCGAAAATAATGGAACATTTTGTAAATTAAAATACATTGTAGGTTGAATAATCGCATTTCCAAATGCGGTTATTGTTGCCGAATAACTTCTTGATTTGTAAATATTATATAACGAAACACTTTGAGTAAAAGCTTGTGTTCCTCTAGTTAAGTTTGCGGTTTCATACTCCATTCTTAATGATTCAGACGTTGCCTTACCCACATCTTGTGATACTTGTATTGTTTTAAATACTCCCTGATTTTGTAATCCAAAATCTACATTCATTCCAACAACTTTATTTGATAATGCGTAATTTGATTTTTCATCTAGTTTATCTATTAATGGATTATTATCTGGAACCCCAAAATTCCAAGTATCTCCATTATATCCATTATATGTGCTAGGGTTATTTAATTGTTCTGATGGTTTTTCGGTGTATTGGCATACCAATTTTTGTTTTGAACCCTGATAATCTACTTCACTAAAAACACCAAAAAGTTTTTCCGCAAAAGAATATTCGTCGTCTTCTCTAGGTTGTTGCCCAACCTCTTGAACATTATAAAAATTAATGTAGGCAGGCATTGGGAAAATAACAAAATTATTTGTCTGTATTATTGATGCCGCCATTTGAAAAGCGCTAGCCTTTGGGTTTGCTTTCAAATATTTTATTGTTTCAAATATATCAACAATAACTTTGTCTCCAATATCTCTGTTTGCTCTATCAAAAAACAAAATGTCTTCAAACATTGTCTCGCTATTGTAATTGTTTCCAGCAACCCATTTATCATTTATTGCCTTGAATAATTCATAATATTCCAATTTTGTTAATTCCCCTGTTGTTTTTGAATCTTCTTCCCCTTCAGGAGTTACTACAGATATTTCAGAAATGTTTTTTTGTATTTTTAAGATTGTCCCTGTAAAAATTTGTTGTTGTAAATTTTCTAATCTTGTTAGGTATTGATTTAAACTTCTTCTAAAGTCATCCGAATAGTTACCATTTGGTAAGTTTAGATATTTTTGTGTTGCATATATTTTAATTAAACTAGCGTATTTTTCAATATTTTCCTTTGTAAATGCAACATCCATTTCAACAAAAAAATCTGTAATGAAACTGCCATTATCAGAATACACAAATCCTTCAAATTCAAAAAACCCAACATTAAGTTTTAATGCCTTCCAAGCCTCAGGATAGTTAATTTCTGAGTTGGCAAGTAATACCGTATTTCCCTTAGTTGGTAATGAATTTGGGAAATATGGTTCTGGTGCAAAAGCGCCAACCAAAAAACTACCTGGCGAAGACGACATTTCGACCCAAGATTTATAATTTATATTTGTAGGGTTTCCCTTTTGAAAAAGGTAATTTAAATTAATTGATTTATCTAAAAACGAAGTAAAGTTAGTTCTTTGTTTTTCTTGAAACTTTTGTAGTAGATTATTTTCTTCGGCGTCGTTAAAATCAACTTTATTTACCGACATACTATTTTGTAAAATACTTTGTAAATTAAAATCGTCATCACAAGTATCTTTAGATTTTGCAAAATTTAAAAATTCTCCTTCAAACAAATCTAATTCTTCTTTTGTGAATGTTGCAAGAATGTAGTCAATATAACTAGTGTTTTCATTTATTGATGGGAATGTTTCAGATAAAAATATTGACCATTGTTTCTCTACATGTGTTTTTGGGATTTCATTATATTCACACAGATTTGTTATGGTTGGAAAATACCCAAAATGGGTTCCTCCCCAAAAAAATCTAACAGAACCATTAAAAACATCGCCATCAATCGGTCTTGTTAATATTCCATTTGTAAAACACGCTGTGTTTACTTGATTATATCTTGAACCAAATGAAGGCGCCGAATAATAAAACTCTCCGTCAATCTTATTTTTTGTTTTACTTTTGAATAATACACTAATGTTATTTATAAAAAGAATATTGTCAGGTGACGCAGGGTTATATCCCGCGCTTTTAACTAATGATGAATCGGAATTGTTAAATATTATTATTTCACCTGAATCAATTTTTTCTTGAATTTCTTGTTCAATTGTTGCCGTATTTTTGTATAAATTTTCACCATTTAAAAAATAATAAAAATCATTCAATACTTTTGGATAAAATCCCAAAACATAACTTTCAATCGTTTGTGTTACTCCGTCATTTACTTCGTTTTGTGTTTTTTGGAACTCTATATTAAAATTTTTTGTAGCTCCAACTAATTTATAACTTTTTGATAAATTATTAGTTAGTGGGTCATAATTTGGGGCAACATTAAAATTTGTCATAACTGAAGATAGTATATCAGTTCCGCTCTCCACAAAATTCTTATATCTATACCATATCGCCCCTATTCTCGCAATCCAAGTTTTGGGTAATGCATGTATTGCTCCATATTTTCTTAAAGTTGGTCCTATGTAATTGTTTAAAGAAAAATTTGATGTGTTTAAGTATTGAAAAGTTAAATCCGCCAATGGTAAAGAATTCAAAAACAAGTAAGACGCCGAAATATATGGGGATGAAGAATTATTTCTTTGATTATTTACACCTTCTTGAATTGCGTTAATAAAAAATGGTGTGTTAAGCATTGAAGACGTGAACCCATATCCACCAATTATTTCTTGTTTATTTATTTTTCCTTCCGTATAGTCAAGTGTGTTTTGTAAAGTTCTATTCTCATAAAATAAGTCCATGCTATTTTTAACAACATTATAATCTATTTTAGACGACGATGTTGGTAAGTATGTAAATGGTCTATTAAGTGATGTGTCCCCTAAATTATCTAAAGCAAATTCACTTTTATAATTTAAAATTTTCTTTTGTTTTACCGAGTAAAAAAGGGATTTGGAAACATCTAGTACTTTATTAACCGAAGAATTATTATTTGAGTTGTTCAAATTTTCAGAATTCCATTCAGGTAATATAAACGGGTATGTATCAGTAAATTCTTGAAAATTTTTGTCGGTATCTTTAAGGTATTGGTTTATTGAGTCCTCAACTTTTGAAGGTTCTGTTTCAGTTATTAATTCTTGTGATATTTCCGGTAATTCATTTTTCAAAATTGCAGATGGGTATAATATCTCATCCCTTAAATAATTAATAGAAAAATTACCCCTTATGTAATTTTGCCAAGATTGGGACACTCCGTTATTTGAAATTTGTATTAAATAATCAATATAATTAGGTACAGTAAATGCGTTATTTTTCAATGGGTTATTAATGTCTAAGCTACCATCGCCAAGTCCAACAACAACATTTGTTGCCTCAGCCGCTTGTATAAAATTTAACAAATTGCCAAACCCATCATTTCTAACAAACCCTTGATATATTGAAATTGCTTTCATCCTTTCCCAAATTTCGTAGAAAAAACTTTGACTTTGTAAATTTGAGTATGGTGTGTTTGACGGAACATCAAATCCTGATATTAAAATTCTTTTTATTGTGTTTTCAATATTAGCTTGTGGCGAAGGTTCAATTGGGGGTTGTTGTCTTGTTGTTAATCCTGTAACAAATTCTTCAACAAACTCAACCTCAGGCCATACACTATAATCATAAGCCCCTGTTTGCCTTATATATTTTGGGTCACCAGGGTATTTTAAATCATATTGTGTTATTCCCGAGCTATTTGATATTTGAACCGCGAATTGAGGCCAAGGAAAAACTGGTGAATTTGTATCTTGTTTTACATCATTTGAACAGGAATTTTTCTTTATCAAACTTGTATTATTACTAAAAGCTTGAGTATGTACTTCCTCCATTTTTCTTAAAAACGCATCGGTAGATGCCATAATTACACCAATCACATTTCTAATTGTTGGATTAAACCCAATTCCCCTGTCAGGTGACAAAAGTGATTTGTTAATATCTTCAGTTAGTTTTGCTTCAATATTTTGTACTTTTTCATCCAAAGTTTTTAAAACTGAATTTACCGCCTCAACAAAAAATCCAGGTCCATCAAATCTAAAGAAAAAGGGTAGTGGGTCCGATGTTGCGTCTTGTAATTGTTCTGCAATCTCAATTTTTTTCGCTATCCCAACTAACTCTTGTTTTATATTATTAATTTCAATTTCGTTTGGTGTTTGTTTTTTGTATCTTTTTTTTGCTGTTTCTGTCGGGTCTATATCTCCTACAGAAATTAAAACATTTCCAACTATATTTTTATAATTGATTGTACTTGAAATTTTATAGTCGTTATTTTTTGCGGCCTTTTCTCCAAAGGTTGGAGCTTCAGATAATATATTATTATACTTTTCAATTTCTGTTTTAAACTCCGTTACCACTGAAGTGTAGTCAGTAATATCTGGTTTGTATGTAAAAACTTCATAAGGAATACCATCGGTACCTAACACATAGTAAGTTTCTTTTGTGTTTAAATTTTTAATTTTAACGGAATCTGGATTTTTTTGAGTTAATATAACCTTTTTGAATTCATTTAATATTTTTCTAAAGTTTTTGGCGTTTGTCAAATCTTCAATTGATGTTGATGTAAAATTTGACATAACACTTTTTTCAAAATTCTCTAATCGGTTAATTAACTCCTGTAATGTCAATTCAGGAAAATCTTGAGCAATTAGTCCTTTAGTTTTATAGATTTTATAAACTTCTTTTATTTTTTCATAACCCCCATAGATTGTTTGAACGTTTGTTTGTTGGTCACTTCCGTTGATTTGAGCCACCGAACCTTCGCTAGGTGTCGCACTTTCAATTGCCAAATTATTGACACTTTCTCTTATGTACATTGAAGGGAGGGCGATTAAATACGCCTGTGCGATATCAGATAAAACATTATACTTGTATCCCAAGAAATTCATATTGATAATGAAATTTCCACTTGTTTGGTCAAATGAAGCTTGAAATTTTTGTAAAATTAGTTGGTATTGAACCGCTTTACCATAATACCCTTTTAGTGTTAAATAAAAAGTTGGGTAAGGTAGATTAAAAAATACAGAATATACTGAATCATTACCTGATTCAAATAAAGCCCTACCTCTTATGTCTTCTAATATTATATCTACAGTTGGCATAAAACTACTATTACATCTATATGTAATATTTGTAATACCCAATAATTCACTATTTAAAGTTTCACTTCCGCTTCTTCCTGTAAAAAAATCAGTCCAATTTGTGGTAAGATAATCTTGATTATTTGGTTTTAAAAAATTTACTTTTGCAACTGAAATTTTTTCTATTTGTCCTCCATTTTCACCAACAACAAGTCGGCTTCTTGGTTGTAAACTACATTCCAAATTAGCATACATTACCAAATCTTCTTGTTTTACATTTCTATCTTCGGGAAACCCATTGGCATTTACAATCTTATTTGGGTCAATTAGTGTAATGTTTTGAAAATGATTTGAGTAAATTTTTTCACCTGCCATAATAATAAAAATGTGTATTTAAAGCCGACTTATAATCTAAAAGAGATGACAATAAAGGAAATGGTATTTTTAAAGTTGCGTTGTCAGGTATGTTAATTTCAGAACCTCCATACTCGCCATTTGCTTGTAAAATCAACCAACCAAAATATGGACTACCATAATAAGTTTGTGAAACTTTATCTAATCTTGAAATACCAAAACGATAAATATAAATTTTATCTGTACTTTTAGGAGGTATTTGAACACCTGGAATTATGGTTTGAACTCCGTTAATAATTAAATTTTCGTATCTATTATAATATTGATTTGCCATTATCCATTATATTGTTTTTTTCCATTAAATGTGGTCACATCGCTGTTTGAGTTTTGTGAAGATTTAATGTTATTATAAGCCGTTTCATAATTAGCACTATTTCCAGTTGTTGCAAATGACATTTTTCTTTCTTTAGTTGACACCGAAACCCCGTTAACTTGTGGATTATAGTCAGAATAAATTTTATAATCATTCCCATTTCTTGTACTATCTATGAATTCTTTTTCATAATCTTTTTCTGCGGTAAAAATTTCAATCCAATATGTGTCCAAAAATTCATTTACAATATTTTCACAAGTTGTAGTAAAATCCTCATTAACATCTTTTATTATACTTTCAACAAAAGATGATTTTTTTGTTGTGTCCAAAATTATTTCTGAAAACAAAGTATAAGCAAGATTATCTAAATATTGAAAAGCAATGTTACCCTGTAGTTGATAAAAACCTGCCGATGTGTCATCAATTTCTGATATAAACAATTGTTTTGTTACGTTAGTATATCCTGACAAATCTTCAACTATTTTACTATAGTCAGACTTAAATGACTCTAATGAATCTTGACCATTTTCAGTTTGACCAGTTAAATAATAAAATTTAGTACTTCCATCATTTAAAACTTTCGCATCACCACTAAAAGAAATATAGTCCATTATTTCCATTGATGTAGTTAATTTCAATTGAACGTCTGAAATATCTTGAACTGCGGTTGATAACGAATTGAAATTTGTGCTCGCGATTGATGTTATATATTCTGTAAAATTATCTACCATTTTATTTTTTACAGAGTTTGTTATTGTATCAGCAGTTTTTGCGTTATTTATCGCTTCATACAACCTGTCCTGATTAATATTATCAACATAATCTTCAGCCAATGCCTGAATTGCAGTTTGATAATCAACTGGTTTTCCAATTAAATTTAATCCAACAGGCGTTTGTAATGTTAAAGAATTTCCATTAGTAAAATTTCTTTTGAACATTAATTGTCCCCATATACCTCTATTATATTGGTTTACAGTAGTTTCATAAACATTAAAAGTTTCTTGGAAATAAGCTCTAGTTGAGTCAATAAACTCATTGAAAAATGTTTTATATTGTAAAACCCCAGTTTGAACTCCTCCGCTAAATGGGGTTGAATCAACAATTTCTCCAAAGGTTTTACCTAAATCACTTTGAACACTACCCGCATTATTTATGATAGGTAGTGGTTCATTGTTTCTAATAGAACTTAAAAGAGCATTATCAATTGCTGTAGTATCTTCGGTTGGTACAGCTCTTTCGTCATACATTTCAGTATTAGCATAGTAATTAAAAGATAGTGCGTTTTGAAGTCGTTCTACAGGTCCGGCAAGTCCGTGTCCACCAATCATATCATACCCCAAACTTACGTCAACTATCATAGGTTGAAATCCAACTCCTTCTGGGTTCATATCCCAAATATCACTATAAGTAAATGATAAACTTGTTGGCACTATTTTAGTGTGATAAAAGTCCCCTACACGTAAAACTAATATTGGGGGTGTTCCGAAATTTGTATTAAATGAATCCGTAGTAACACTAGTACCATCTTCTTGTTTTGTTGGAATGGTTTTACCGGGTCTTACACATTGATTAAGAAATACCAATCTAGAGTTCAGCCCTTCAGGTGTCATAGAATGAAATGCCGGATTAAAGAATTTAAATTTTGTTTTTATTGTGTCGTAAACAAAACTTTGGTCACTTTTTAATGCCTCAAAATAATTTGTTTCAGTTAACAATTCTCTAATAATTCTTTTACTTATGCCTGTGGTATCTGAACCAATGTTGATTAATTGTTGGGGTTTTAATCCTGTATTTGCTTGTGGTGTTGGCGAACTCTCTTGATTTGCATCAGTGTTAATTGGAGCGTTTTCATTTGGGGTTATTGTTGTCGTTTTAATTATATATCCACGACATGCGGCGGCATAAAATGTATAATCAACTAATAACTCATTGTATGTGTCTCCACAATTAATTTCTTGACCTCCACCAGATGACGATAATGGAGTCGTTATAATCTGCTCCCCTGAATCTGTCTTAATTGTTAAAGTTTTACCAATATAATCCGCAATTTTTTTATTATTTGATAATGTATATTCTCCAAAGAAATTTTCAATTGCGGTTATCCATATACCTTCGTTATCAGGTTGTCCTACTGATTTAATTTTTTGAATAGTTATTTCAACCATTTCTTTTTCACCTTCTAAAATTTGTCCCACTTTATTTCTTAAATCGTCTATTTTAGTTTTTGATTCAACTAAATAAGTTTCAAAAAAAGTTTGCACTGGAGGTATTGAAGCTCCGTTTTGTGATATATAAAAGTTTTCTTCAGACATATATGTGTCGTAAATTGTGTCATAATTTACGACAACACTTGAATAGGTTTTTGGAAAATAAAATCCGTATCCTACGTAGTTGTTACTTAAATCAGTTAAACCATTACTTGTCTCCGACAGATTTGATTGAGGTCCACTTGCGTTCAATACCGCACCTTTAACCTCATCTGATGTCTGATTACTTTGAAGTAAACTTTGGTACAGGTTTTCCAAACTTGTAAGGCTAACTGTATTATATTTCCTAGCTAATTCATAAATGTCATATTTTTTTAAACCTGCAAAAAATGAATTAACCACTTGTGTTGCGGTGTTTCCGTCTGCTCTGTTTAGTTCGTATTTTAAAACAATGTCCATTACTGATGGATGGTCCACAATTATTTTCCAACTTATACTACCGCTTCTTTTAGTATTTTCGTAAGTATAAATTGGTTCAGGCCTACCTAAAAAACTTGTAGAGTTAAAAGTTGGGCTGTTAGTTTCTTGTCCTACTTTTAATTCGTATGGAGGAAACCACATAATTCTACCACCATTAGGTCCTTTTTCACAATCAGGTAGGGTATTGTATTCGTCAGTATTTCTCCAAGCTAAATTTTCTATGGAAAACATATATTTTTTTACCTTTCCGTCTTTAATGTTTGTTGAGTCTTGTCCAAATGTTGGAGCAATATTTAAATTATATGTTGAATCAAGGATTGAGTTTGTAAATTTTCTTATGTTTCCGTTTGTTTCTAAGCCGCTTTCATTTGCAATTGTTGACTGCAAATTATTATATGTCAAATATGGTATATCTTTTGTGAAAACTCTTCCATATTCTTGTCCAACTTCGGCCCCATTTTTGGTTACGTATTTTCTCACCCTTGAACCTTTTGTCATTTCTTTATATCCATCGTGAAATACTTTTGAAACTTGGTTAATTGCGTTTCCAACACTCGTTAATCTTTTTGCTCCTGAAGCTGGAGTATCATTTACAATATCTTGAGTTCTTTTTAATAAAGTCCTATCTCTAAATGAAATTTTATCGGTTCTACTTGCATTAAATTTATCCTGAACATTACCATTATATCCCGGACTTTGTGGCCCTTGTTCAGCATTAGGTCCTACAAATTTTCCGGCCAAGTCTACTGTTGAACTTTGAGTCCAAGACATTCCTCCTGTTGGGTCTCTATCATCATTGTATGATGTACTTTTAAGTCCGAACTTATAACTATCTAATTCCGTTCCTTCAAAAGTTTTGCCAATTTCATCCAGACCTAAAGGATTTGATAAATTTTGAATATCTTCAGTATCAAAAGGAACATATAAATTTCCAATAGAATTGTCTCCAATTCCTAATGGGTTTCCTAAAGCATCAAAAAAATTATCAATAGCTTGACCAACTTGTGTAGTATTACTATCGTATTTAGGTCTATAAACGTTAAATCCTAAATTTGAAAATAATACACTTCTTTGTCCGCTTCCCGTGTTATTTAAAAATTTAATTGACCTATTCGTTGGTGTTGCCGGTTTAGTAAAGACAGACAAAACTTTTTGAATTAATCCACCAATTTTTGTCCTTTCTCTTTCGGGGTAAGTTGTAAAATACTCCCCTTCAATTGGTGATACTGGTATATATGTTCCTGTAAATCTTTGGATTAAATTTGACGCCTGGTCAAATATCCCATCAGGTACTGTTATTCTAAAATTTTTATATATTAGTGGTTGCTGTCCTGTAACCAAAAGGGATAAAGAAAATGGGTCAGAAAAAGCCTGTAAATTAACTCTACCAATTGTTTGTATCTCAACCTCTCTTGCAATCCTTTGTTGAAATGATTCCGCCAAAAATCTAGTAGACAATTGTTGTAAATATGAATCTTGGGGATTTACAATTTGATTTACATTTCCATTTAAAAGAGCGCTGATATCAACCAAATTACTTCCTAATAATGATTGGTCAGGAACAATAAAATTTGGATACTCTTTTGTTGGGTAATTACCTTCCAATATTTTTGAGTCGGGAACATAAGCGTAACTTATTCCAGCGTTTGGATAATATCTATTTTTACCTATTTTATCTGCGGCATCAATTACGTTTTCATTATTAAGTTTTAGGTTGTTTGGGTATTGGTTTGTGTCTGACTCAATTTTAGCTAAAATAGTTTCGTTGTTAGTATATTGAGCATTATATCCAACATCTGGAATATATCTATTAACCGAAGCCGCCTTATCTTGATTTTCAACTGAAAATGGTAGTGGTGAATTTACGTTACCAGGATATTCAATTTTTACACCACCATCATTTGTTGTATTAACAAATGTCGTAAATTCTTGATTATAACCATCATTAGGAATGTATTTGTTAATTGCCGCCGCTCTGTCTTGGGATTGTTGTGTTATGGTAAGGTTAAACAAATCTGAATTAACATATTCTTGGGAACCATTTGTGATTTTTGGTAAGATTGAAACATTGTTTGAATATACATTTAGATTTCCGTCGGTTGCGGTGTACCTATTTACCGCAATTTCTTTTTGTGTATTTTCAACTAAAATTGGGTCTAATTTAATGTTGTTAGGGTATTCAGTAACACTTGTTGAACTATTTTTTGGTAATAAAATTGAATTAATTGGAGCTTGAGCAATATATCCCTCACTTGGGATATACCTATTCGCACCTGCTGATTGTGTTTGTTGAACCTGAGCGGTTTCATTGTTTAAACTTGAAATACTTGGATATTCTTGAGCCCCTGACCCTAATTTTGTTAAAGCATTTAAACTTGTGGTATAAATGTTAAACATACCTCCAATTGGTTGATACCTATTTATCGCAATTTCTTGTTGGAAATTTTTGATTATGGTATCATCCGAAATATTTGAGTTTTGGTATTCCCCCTTAATCCCTTCTCCCCTATTAATCACTGATAATCCGAGTGAAACTTCATAGGTATACCCTCCATCAGGAATAAATTTATTTATTGATGCGGCTTCTTTTTTCGCAATTAAAGAAGTTTGGGAATTAAAAATGTCAGAATTTCTATACTCATCAGAACCACTTGTAGTTTTTGGTAATATTGTAACTCTGTTAGTATAAATGTTTAGTTCTCCTCCAACTGCAGTGTATCTATTTACCGCAATTTCTTTTTGCGTATTTTCAATTAAAATTGGGTCTAATTTAAAATTATTAGGGTATTCTGTTGCAGACCCGGATTTTTTTGTTAAAACTCCTAAACTTAATGAAATTTCAGCTCCGTATCCGTCGGTAGGAATAAATCTATTAATTGCCGCTGCCGCTGTTTGGAATTCTTTGGCAATTTTATTTTCTTGATTAAAAGAATTTGGATATTGTGTGTTTCCTCCATTTGTCTTTTCGGGAGCAATAACACCAAACTCGTAAGTTGCTCCATACCCATTATCCGGCAAATATTTATTTATAGTTCCCTCATCATTAGCCCTTGATATTATGTTATTATTTAATACCGAATAGTTTGGGTATTCTTTACCAACATTTGCCTTGTTTGTTAAAATATTATCGGTAGAAAAATATGAGTCGGCAAACCCTCCGTTAGGTGTAAATCTATTTACTGCCGAAGCGGCATCAATAAAAAATTGACTAACTAATTGTAAATTTGTATTTGATATTGTATAGTTTCCTTGTCTTTGTGGTGAAAAATTTGAAACGTCACCTGTCCCTTCTTGTTGCATGGATACAGGTCCGGCGTTTCTACCTATTATTTCTCCTCCGTCTAATTTTTGTATTTCTCCATAAGTGTTTGTCTTTGTTGCTTTTTCAGCATTTTCAAATAAAGAGTCACTTATGTCAGGAGTATTTTTTGGGGATAAATCAGATAATATTGTTTCAAAGTATCTTTCTCCTGCGTAGGGTGAGTATCCATTGGTAACTTTATAAGGGTTTAGATTTCTTGTTACCAAGTATTTTCTAAACTCCTCTGACCCTTTTAAACTTAAAAGATTTTTGTTACCCTTGTTATTTGACATACTCTATGAAATTGTTTTTTAATAAATAGATTAAAATACAATTTCTAATGTATTATAACTCATTAAGTACTATAGGAAATTGTTTCTTCACGTCTTAAGTCCAAAATCAGCGTTTTCAATCGCTCTCATAACGGCTTGTTGTGTATTGTTATTTTCTTTTAACATTTTGTTTAATATGGGCTCTAGTTGTTGTGCAGTCAAAGTATTAATTCCATTCCCATCAATTTTAACATTATAGTCCATTGTTACTCTTATAGGTTCTCCACCACTAACTATATTTTCATTTCTTGTATTTGTTTGTGACATCAAACTTTTTATAGTTTCTTCAGTATTTTCAGTTTTTAGTTCTTTTTGTTCTAAAATTGCGGTTGGTTTAATTTGTTCAGGTTTTAATAATTCGGTTTGTTTAAGAAATACTTCATTAATTTTATTTAAATTAGTTTCAGTTGTTTTTTCATTTAATTTAATATCCGAAAAACTTTTTAATTGATTTTGTAAAAAAATAGTTTCATTTTTTGTTTCAGAAACATTTTGTGATTGTTCACCCTCAATAGATTTTGGAATAACAACATTAAAAGTTGGTTCTTTTTGTTCTGCCATCTTTTGAACCATTTCATTTAATGTTTCAAAATTATTATTGTTAGTGGTCATTGTATTTTGTTGTGCGTTTTGGTTAATTGATGATAAAGAAGAATTAACATTATTTGCAATTTGAGTTAAAGTATTATTTATTTGGTTTCCAGTATTTTGATTTGGAGTTGCTTTATTTTCAACTTGCGATATTTGTTCTGTAAGGTATTCTTTTTCGGGTTTGGTTTCATTTTTATAAACCATAATTTTATCCCCTATTTCTGTTTCAATTGGTTGTATTACCCCCTCACTATATGTTACAATATTAGTTCCTCCCCCAATATCAATTTCACCATCTTCCATTCCAATTTTACTTTTAATTGTACCAACAATATCACCTAGTCCTGAAAAAGCGGAAGTTAAAGTATCTTTAATTGTTGTAAGAGTAGTTGCAACACTAGACACACCAGTAGTAAAAGATGATATCGCTCCTTCAATTTTTTCTTTAATTGAATTAATGTCAATGTCTAAATTCATTCCTACCGCCTCTCCATACCCACTTAAAACTCCTTGTGTTGTGGCAACAGCTTGGTCTAATATTATTTTACCAAAATCTTTGAACGATGTTAACGCAAGAGAAAAATCACCCTCCTCATTTGCCTTTTTTAAATTTGACGCTAACGCATTCAACCCGTCAGTAAAATTTTTATTTGCCGCTCCAAAATTTTCAATAAAATCTTTGGTTTGTATTTCTATGTTTTTTTGAGCCAATTTTAAAATTTCTTGACCAGCTTGCGTTCCTCCAACAGCTAAACCAATTGTGGTATTCATCGTATTTAAAGTCGCACTAATCTGTCCAAGAGCCCCAAGTTGTTCCTTTGCCTGAGCAATCATTTTATCTTCAGGTGTTTCAGCAGCGGCCGCGGCTTCTGATTCAAAATATTTTTTTAATTCGTCTTCTTTACCCTGATATTTTTTTAGAAAATCTTGAAGGCTTACGGTTCCTTCGTCTTTTGTAGTTATTTCATACTCCCCTCCTTTTCCCATAGTTGCCATATTGGCAATCATTTTTTGGGTGTCTTCGTCCACGTCTAACCCTTGAAATGAAATTTCTGATAGTTTTTTTTCAACATCGGCGGTTCCTATTGCAAATTTAGTAACTTCATCAACCGACATTCCTAACTCTTGTGCAATGGCCTTTAAATCTCTTCTTGCTGAAGGCATTATTTCAAACTTTTGTGATTTTTCATCAAAAGTTGTATATTGTTTGAATAATTGTCCTAGTTGATTTTGTAATTCTCCAACATCATTTTGAGCCAAATCCATTAATTTTAATGGGTCAACAAGTGATGTTGTGGTCGCTCCCAATCTTTGTAATGCAGAAGACATTTCTATCGCCTTTTCAGGTGACATTAAATCTTCAGCAATATTAAATACTTGGTCCATATTTGTACGAAGAACGGCTGATTGTGCGGCCATTTTTGCTAACCCGTCAATACCACCCTGAAATCCAAATCTATTTAATTTATCTAAATTTTGAGTAACTTTACTTGAAACAGCGGAAGCATTAACTCCTAAACTTTGGGCTATTTCAACAACAGACCTCATTTCTTTTGTAATGTTTTTGGTTGCAAAGCCAGCATCTGCAAAAGACTCCATTAATGTTTTTGCGGCAACTCCTGAAACTTGTTGTGTTGCAAATAACTCATCATAGGTCTCACTTTGAAGGGTAATATTTTTACCAAAAACGTCCAAAAAATCTGATTGTAACGCTGTTGCATTTTCAAAAACACCTCCAATACTTATAACTGATTCAGCGCCTTTAGATAAATTTTCTTTAATTGATTGGGATAATCTCATCCCATCTCCCATTTTTTGGGAAATAAGAGCAACACTTTTATCTAGTTTTTCTACAAGTGGTAAAGTTTGACTAACCGCATTTGCAGCTCCTGTTACCAAAGCTCCTCCTGGCACTAAAGCGGACGTTAATACTTCTGTTTGTTTTTGAACGGGGTCTTGTCCAGGTACGTTTGGTTCTTGCATATTTTAATAAAAGTTACTATATAAATAGATAAAACTTTTATTTTTTTGGAGTGTTGTACTCAATGATTTTATCAACCAAATATCTTCTTTGGTAAACTGGTATTTTTAAGAAGTCAGAATATGATGTGTTCAAGAATTTGCCCATAAGATAATATTGGTCCAATAAGGACATCATATAGTTAGAAGAAAGGGCGAAAAAACTCAGCCCCAAAGGTAATTCTTACGTTGACCTTTTTTCCTGACGGGGCTAATATTTCTCTACCTAATTCTATCCTTGGCTCATTATCTTTTATAAAATTGGAAATGTACTTTGAGTCCATAATTGGCATTTGCTCAATAAATTTAGCAATTTCTCCTTTATCCGTACTACCATTAAGTTCAACAATTTGTTTTATAAGTCTCCAAGTTACTTTTGGTGCAACCATATTCTGTGGATATTCGGACGCCATTATTTCAATATCAACACTTTCTCCGTATGTTAATGGTTTTAATTTTACGGATGCATTTGATTTTGGTAAAGTTGTAATGTAATAACCATTTTCATCAGGTTCTACGGTTCCTTTACGTATATCAAGTTCATCTAAACGAATTGTTCTATCAAACTTTACCCCTGTTTCGGGGTCTACTAAATTAAAAGAATAGTCAGGACCAAAAGAAGTATTTCTTAAAAAAAGTAAAATCGCCTCCACGTCCCCTTCTAACATTTCGTTAGGATTTAAATCGGGTTCATATAGTTTACTTCTTATTAATCTAATCATAAGTTGTTCTCCTGAAATTTTTCCCACGTTAGATAAAAGATTTTCATCTGATGCCGTAAGATATCCAACTTTGACCGATTTTTTCTTACTCTTATAATATTTTCCCCCACTTGGTAGTATCACCATATCGTGTGGTAAATTAAAATTTTCTTGACCTGCAATATATTCGTTCATATTTTTGTTTTAAATAAAAAATCCACAACAAGTGTGGATTTGTAAATAGAATATGTAAAGTTTTTTTAGTAAACAAGTACACAATAGTCAGGACGAAGTGTTGCTTGGATTGTTGCAAGTCCATCTTGACCATAGTTAAGAGCTTGGAAATCGGCTTTAGTTAGGAAACATCCAATCAAAATCCATTTCTCAACTACAACACCTGTTGGGTCTAACATTTGTAGTGTTACGTCTTTTTTGTATCCCGCAGCATATCCCATACGACCTGTAACTGATTCAGCATGTAAACGAACCCATTCCATAAGAGCTTGAGCCGCTGAAGGACCAATTGGGTCACGGAATGTTACAGGAATTTCACCCCAAGTGTATCTACCCGCAACATATCTTTCTGTATTCAA